TATTTTTGAAGGTTCAAAACCAGAAGCCGAAAGAGAACTTGCCCGCATAGTTGCTGAAATTGAAAAAGGAACATTTTTGGATACATCAAAAATTACTCTGGGTGAATTTTTAACCACATGGCTAAAAGACTATGGTTCTACTCGCCTTTCCCCTACCACCCAGCGCAGGTACAGTCAGATTATAAATCTGCGAGTAATCCCCAAACTTGGGCAAGTTCCATTAAGCAAACTTAAACCACTTCATATTCAAAGGTTTTACCGCGAACTGGTCGAGGAGGGCAGATTGGACGGCAAGGGTGAGTTATCATATTCTTCGATAATTTATCATCATCGTGTATTACACAAAGCATTGGATAGCGCATTAAAACAGCAATTAATACAAACTAACCCGGCAGACGCAGTGGAAATACCCAGGCCGCCGTCCATTATTGATGATGATGAAAATGAAAAAGAAGTCAAAGTATTAGACAGTGCAGAAGTGGAGACACTTCTTGAATCAGCAAAAAATACTCCATATTACACGCTATTATTTGTGGCTATTAGAACAGGTTTAAGGAGAGGAGAACTCCTGGGATTGCGCTGGAAGGATGTTGATTTTAAGGAAAGGACGCTCAGTGTTCGTCAGACTTTGGCTTACACCCCTGAAAAAGGCATCTTTTTTAAGTTTCCTAAAACAAAGAAAAGCCGTAGAACTATAGATATTTCAAGAGAAGTTGTGAAGGTATTAAAAAATCATAAAAAGAAACAGTCAGAAGAAAAACTGTTTCATGGACAAGCATATGAAGATAACGACTTAATATTCTGTCAGCCAAATGGGAAACCTATGCACCCAGATACTCCTAGTAGCTGGTTTCCAGAATTTTTAGTAAAAATTGGCCTCCCAAGATTAACCTTTCATTGTTTAAGGCACACTCACGCCAGCCTACTACTCAAAGCAAATGTTGATATAAAAATAATCTCCGAAAGGCTTGGACATTCCAGCATACGAATTACCTACGATACATATTCTCATTTAATGCCCGGCATGCAACAAGAAGCAGTGGATAAACTTGAAAATCTTTTGAAGTAATTTAGCGCATTTTATAGCAAAAATGCACTGGTCAATTTGGGCACTTGTTATTTTGTTCACAAAATTTTTCAAAAAAATTTTTTCAACCTGGGCACCAAATGGGCACTTTTTGACAAAAATAAGGTTTCAGCCAATCGCTGAAACCCTTGATATTTCTGGAGCTGATGGCGGGATTCGAACCCGCGACCTGCGCATTACGAGTGCTTAAAGTAGGTGTTTTTTACTGTTCTGTGCTGTTTTTTAAAATTAGCTCTAGCCCTTGACGCACAAGGCTTTCAAGGTCAAAAATAACATCGAACACTTGATAAATCTAAAAACTAATTTTTTAAAGGTTGGGCACAAAATGGGCACTTTATTTGACCTGCGCACTTTGATTTTTAGTGCGCGGCTCATCATTATTTTCTATTTGTTTATAAAAAACCGGGGATTACCCCGGTTTATAACCACGCTCCCAACCCTAGCCGGAGGATGTCACTTATTTGTTTCTATCGTACTGTTTTTTATATTCTTCTATCTGCTGCCGTGTCCAGAGTGGCCCTGCAGCCAGTTCGGCCACAGGCTCGGGAAAACTGCCCCTACTACGGTAGGTAGCCACTCTTCTCGGGTCCCACCCGAGGATTTGGGCGGCCTCTTTGAGGCCGACAAGCTCGTCGGCGTCATAATATCCTGCAATAGCAAGGCAATAATCACATCCTAAAATTTCTCCTTCTACCGTCCTACGGATAGGCCCTCCTGTCTGCCCGCATACGGGGCAGACGGGGATTTTCCTAGATAATAACTTCCGCCAATGTTCTATGAATTCTTTATCATTTTCACGACCATATTTTTCAACTAACCGAGACAAATCTTCCTCTACTTGTTTCTTTGTGCGGAACAGGTAGGTAATCCCGTTTTTAGTAATTTTTTGTTCCGGCTTGCTTAACTTAATCATCTTGTTTACCTCCTAAAATTTTATACTTAATTTTTTATGATTCAGCATCCGCAGTAAGTATCTTTTCCGGGGTACCAGTCATTATCAAAATATCTCCTACCGCATTCCCAGCAGGTTACCCAGCGCCCTCGAGGAACATTGTTTTCCTTTCTTTTTCTTTTAACAGGTGCTTTAGGTGCTTTACATTTGTTGCAGTAAACCCCCTTTCCCTTTTCCCAAACGACCGTTTGCCCTTTTCTTATCTTTTTACCACAACTAATACACCTTGAATCAAATTTAGCTATAATTGTCATTTATAAATCCCCCTTCTTTTGTTTTTGTTGTCTTTATCATACACTATTTTTTTATTGTTGTCAACATCATACAGAAAAATTTTGCAAAAACAAAAACCCCGCAACCCTTATGTTTTAAAGGATTGCGGGGTCTTGACAAGAAAGCATAAAAAATTCTTTAAACAAAATTTCTTACATTCGGAAATCTCCACGCAAATTCATTAAAAAGGTTAGGGTAGTAATATTTCAAAAATGGGTAAATAAAAAAGCGCAGTCAAAACTGCGCAATTTCCTCGCGGCCCGAGTCAGTCGTCATTCTATTATTAACGCATCAACTTAACCGTTTTTGTATCATTATCCCATGTTACCTGTAGTCCTAACATTTCAGCAAGTTTTCTCACTTCAACATATGTTTTGCCATCCAAAATTCCGGCCTTTAGTTCCTTGCCCTCAAATACTACTTTTGCAGGCCCTTCAAACCCCGGCACATTATCACCTCCTACCGGTTTAGGGTCAACGGGGTCAACGAAGTTTCGCCCTAAATACTCACATATTCCTGCGAATATCCCTCTCGCTAACTTTTGCTGATAATCCTGGTTATTGAGATTGTTTTCATGCTCCGGATTTGTGATAAATCCCATTTCAACGAGTACCGCGGGCATGTATGTTTCCCGGGTCATGTGCAAATTTTTTACTCGCACACCGCCGTCTTTTAGCCCGGTCTCCTTCACCAAATTTTTTTGTATGCAGTTTGCCAGCCTTTCCGCTTGTCCACCTTTTGCCTGGATAAATGTTGCTAGATAATTCGTCTTTGGGTCATCATCGGCATTGCAGTGCAAAGATACCGCTATCGCGCACTGCGCAAGGTTTATTGTTAAACTTCTCTCATTCAGCTCAACGTATCTATCATCCGCTCTAGTAGCACAAAAACCAAGATTATTAAAATCGGCGTATCTTGCCAATTTATATGCTACTGCTAGGTTTATATCCGCTTCGCGTGTCCCGTTTGGCCCAATTGCTCCGGGGTCTTTACCACCATGCCCAGGGTCTATGCCAATTTTTATTACTTTTGATGTTTTAAACAATTTTGACACCTCCGACAGTTTAGGTAAAACAAAAAGGCCCCAACCGGACCTCCAGTCGTGACCTTCTTTGTAGTAGTCAATGCAATTGTTTTTAATTATTTCTTTCGCTTCTGCCCCGCTAAGCTTCCGCTCTATTGCTGACATCAATAACGCTAGCATGCCTGCTACCATTGGAGCAGCGCAGCTAGTACCATTGAATTCCATTGCTTTACCATTTGGCAATGGTATCCATATATTTGTATATCCTAAGCAGTCTAGTTCCGGCCCTTCATTGGAATATCCAGCAACTTTATCTCTGTACTCTTCCAAAGCTCCCACCGCTATTGTCCATGAATACCTGGCAGGATAGGCTATCCAATCTTCTTTATTATCATTGCCCGATGCGCAAACAACGGGAATATTTAATGCTTGCAGGTTTTTAAAAAATTCTCTCGGCCCTTCTCGGAAAGAACAATTAACAATATCAACTTCATCTTTATGTTCCAGGATCCAATCTATTGCCACCTTCTTTTGCTTTATTGTGGCGCGAGTATATGGCAAGGATATTATCTTTGCTTGGGGAGCAACTTCATGAATAACACGTGCAACACATACAGCATGTCCTTTTGAATCGAGATTTACTCCAAGAGGGCATTTGCAGTAATCCCCCATAAAATCAAACAGCTTCCCACCATCGTCCAACACAACAACAGTAATTTCTTGCCCTAATTTGCCTGCGGCATGATAATCCGTTATCCGGCACCGCTCGAATTCTTTTCTATTTTTCTCCAACATTATTTGTCATCCCCGAAACCTTTGTTTTGTGTCGTGGGATTATTTATAATCCCAGCCAGCACCAAAATACCTAAGATTGCTTTTACCAACTCGTCGTAATTCCCCGGCATTGATATATTGATGTTGTAAACTTTTAGCGCATCTAAGAAAATCGGGATAAATGCCAAAATAGCTGCCCATAACCCGTAATTCTTCCAACGATTTGACATACAACCTCTTCCTTTCTTTTGTAAAAGTTTATCGCCCAATAAACATGAATATCAAGTTTACTAATGCTGCACCCAACGTTGCAGCTACACCCCACCCGATATTGTTTAACCTAGATTCAATGCGTTCTAAATGTCCGTTTGTTTTTTTTCGCCAGTCTTCTAAATCCGACACCCTCTCATCTATAAAAAGGGAGCCAGTTAAGACTCCCACATATTCAACTAACGCTTACCCGTTAGATTAATCCACGTTCCTTCCACTCATCAAACATAGGTTGAAAACCGCTTTTTCCTACATTGGCAGTTAAATCATCATATACAGGATTTACGGCGCCAAATACATTTAAAAATGCCTGCAATTCTGTCCAGCTTTCAGGATTGTCACGACTTTTAAAAATCTCAATTAGTTGTCCGTCTTTTGTGATTGTCTTTATTTCAAAGTTACTCCTAATAAACTGTTCCATTACAAATCAACCTCCCTATAACCCACGACAACTGCTGCGTTTATGCTGTTTGATCCATCCGTATTTTTTACGCGTATTTTTGCGCCAAACGGACAGAATATGCTTTTAGCGGGGTCTAATGATACAACATAAGTTCCAGCCGAAATCAACGAAATGATAAAAGGCCCCAACTTGCTACCGGCACCTATTGCTTCAAACAAAGCCATACTCCAATTAGACGCAAACGAAACACCATTAGTTGAAACTCGCTGTAAATCTTTTAAAGCACCGGTATTATCATACCTTTGTATATATAATTCAGCAGTTGTTGCATCAGAAGAAAACAGCAGATTATCAATAACAATTGGAGTGGTAGTATCCAAAACTACTTCTTCTGTAGCAGCTGCTAATGTTCCCTGCCTTTTCGCTTCCGTAGGAATTTCTGTTCCACCCTTTGCATATTCTAGAATACTGCCCGTTAGTTGAGTAGATATAACCCCGTTCGCATCAACCTGCACAGGGACATATACTCCACCAGAGGTCCGCCCCCACATCAAATTGTTTAGCGCATATTCGTCAGGGCTTGACGCTACTTTCCGTATGCCAACTTCATACCAGTTGTCTTGCGCCGGGTCATAGCCCTGTGGAATCACTATGCCGTTAGTATCAGCCGCGGTTGACCTTTTTAAGGCTTTATCTAATGCACCCACACAAATCACTCTCCTTTAAATGATTAAAAGCCGTTAGCCCTATCCATATTTTGTATCATTTATTTATTAAACTATTGGCAGAAAAACCGAAATACCTGCTTCCCCGGCAGCACTAGTTACGCCACTACCAATGCCGGTTCCAGGATCACCTCCTGCTACATTTATATTTGCTGAGGAGGATGGAGCTACTATAACAACAATTCCTCCTCCACCGCCTCCGCCTCCTCCAAAAGGAGCTGAACCGGCGCTTCTTACAGCATCGCCTCCATTACCGCCTTTTGCGCTAACAGTTATAGCAGGGACCGCATTGAGAGAAACTAGTATAATACTTCCTCCTCCACCACCTCCACTTCCCGAACAACCAGTAGAAGTAGAGTAGGTAGTATTAGTTTGGTCACAATCTCCTCCGTTCCCAGCAGCTCCTGCTCCTCCGCCTCCTCCAGGCCCTCCTGTTACAGAATAATCATAAGCATAGCATCCAGAACATCCCCCACTAGCACCTTTGTTTGCGGCGCTGTCTAATATATCAAAAAAATACAGTGCTTTAAACAAGGATGCTATTCTATCGTCTGTCTCGTTGCCTTCGCAGGGACCAGTTGCGTATGTGCCCCCAGTATTAAATGTTGAATGGCTAAATCCATAAAAACTTCCAATAGAACCAGCTTGATTATATGACCTCGCTCCTTCTGTCGGGATTACTCCATCATCACCATCTATTCCGTCTGCTTTTATTGCTCCATTGCCTACAATATTATTTGCTAGAATAATTAGTGAGCCACCACCAGCCCCTCCGGAAGTCCCAATTAAAGTACCTCCCGTCTGACCTTTTCCTGAAACAGATATAGTTCCATTTAATGTTAAAGTATTTTTTACGCTTATAATTGTGTTATTATTTGCAGTTAGGACAGTACCGCTGTCTATTGTGAGGTTATTATAGCAGTAAACGGGATTGGTTAAAGTTGTATCGCTGGAAATTATTACATCACCATCTGCTCCGGAAAACATACTAGGGAAAGCCATTTTTAAAAATGTTACTCCATGCATACCATCCACCATATCTGCATCCAGCCCGCTCCCTGCGCCGTCTGCTGCTTTTATTTGTGCCCAAAGCTCACCTGTATTATCGCCCAGTTCGGCTTTGACAGCATCATATTGAGTTTCCAGGTTATTCATATTCGCAGCACTCAAGGGAGTTATATTATCTTGCCAAGTTGTTTTTGTATAAGGCATTAATTCACCACCCTTACTCTCCAATATATCAAGAGACTTTGTGTATTAGTCTTTGTGATATTCACCGCCTGCGCCGCTATCTCCGTCCCATCTCCAAGTGTCGTTGTTGCTCCATTACCGTATAAACTCATACCCACGATAGTATCGTTACCTTCGTCTTCTGTTAAGTAAAATGTATATTTTCTCTCGGTATCGCTGATAATATCAACACTTTGATACGCTTTTCGAAAAAACTCTCCGGATGCGTTCTGCAGGCTTATGACATCTATGTTATCTATACTCGCATCTTTTACAGCTTCAAGTATTAACGTATTAGCTGCAGCTGTAACCGTCATATAATCAACTCCTCACTACATGCAATTTGCCCGGGAGGCTGCCACGGGAGCAAAAATGCATCAATAATTGAACCACAAATCCAGTATTGGTGAAGTGTATATGTCATTTCATCTTCAACCACTGGGATAACAAAATTATCTTGAAAGGTTAATAGCTTTACTAAAATTTCGTTTTCCCGAATAACAAACGTCTTGCCCTGCTGAACAAGTTTCTTAAAGAAGTTCACCCAGCCACCTACGGCTTCTCCTGACACAAGTTCGATGCTATATTTAAGAACACCATCCTGCCGCCCTGGGTCAGTTATGTCTATCCTGCTTATTAACATTTCTTCGTTTATATCATGTTCCGGGATACTTACATTCACAATCTGTCCTACCTGATACCCTGCGGTGTATGTATCGAATGTTAAAGTAGTACCTATTCTTGCATATCTTCTTAAAAGTCCGTTTGCATAATCTGTTGCCGCATTTCTTGTATCGATAGACGATTTATCTTCTATGCTTTCGTATATTCCGCTTCCATCCCCTGCTGCCTGCCGTTCGTTTATTGCTGCAGGATCATCCGCAACGACTATGATAGGGTAAAACCCTTTGTATTCTACCGTCAAAATATCGCTAGCTGTCAGTTTCGTGCCCGATTCATCCTGTGATATTGTTTTATCACCTTTCTGCCAGTACCAATCGAAGCCTGTTTCCAATCCCCTGATTCCTACTGTTTGTGTTACTCCGTTTACCTTTATTATCGGCTTTTCTGCAATAGGCAGATCAACGGTAAATACTTGTGTTTCTCCATCCCCCTTGAACGTTCGTGTTTGAGTTGTAGATATATCTCGCCCCGCTCTGACATACTGCCTATTTCTATACCCATCTCTGTTCCTTCTGACACGGACGTTTCGGATATCACTACTTGACGTAATTGCACTCCCTGTAAAAACTGAACGGTCAAAAAAATCCAAGGATTTGTCCGGTCGAATAACCCACTGAAGTCCGGTCAGTTCAGATAGCTCATCTAAGCATTGACTAGCAGGGATATAATTAAAGACGGCCTTTTTAATTACAGGACCGTCCTGAATAGTACCTTGCGTTATTCCTTCTTCCGCTAAATAATTATTGATTATATTTTTAACAATATTTCCAGCTAGTTCATTTTCGTAAGTTTCTGCTACTAGCCGCCTGTCCGCAAGCTGATGATGGTCAACTAAAGGGATGTTACAAATAATAGCAGACGAACCTAGTATTTTTTCTTCTTGTATGTCGTCAATACTTCCGCCAAATAACTGCGTCGTCCCATCCCATATTTCCACCGGTTCGCCAACTGCCGGTCTATATAATCCATCCTTATCAATTATAGTTAAACTTGCTGTTGACCTCTCGTTCAATGCATCAATTATACGAAGGCTTTGTGCTTTTATATATTCCGTTCTGTCAACTCCGTTTATCAACACCTGCATTTACAGCACTCCCTTTCTGCGGAGTACTCTCACAAGCTGTTCCCCCAATCTTTCTATATCATAGTCTGAAGAAATATTGTTGCCTGTTATAGTAATATATACGCCTCCCTTTCCTACTGCGTTCAACGGCACCACCGCCTCCGGGCCGCGTTCGCCGATCATGGCCAGGGTCGGGCGGGTGACGATGCCGCCTTCGGCGAACTTTGGTATCTTGGCTAAATCTTCACTAGTTATAGTACCTTTTTTCTCCATTTGTTGTTGTAAATAAATAAGAGAGGCGCCTAGCAATACATCTGATCTTTTTTTGCTTTCCAATAATTTCGTAGCTTCTGTTTTTTGCACTCTGTTTTTATCAGCTATCGCGGCGGCAAGCTCCTTCTCCTTGATAATGGCTTGATCAAGTGCAAGCGCGAGCCTCATGGTGTCCTCAGCATATTCTCCAGTCGCTACCTTTGCTGCTTCATACCGCTCTGTTAATAGTTTAACCTGGTTGCGAACTATCTCCAGTTTCTTTTGGAGGATTTCTTTCTCTTTAGCTAAAGCCGCTGTACTATCCATAGCAGCTTTGTTGCTAGCTTGGTATATAGCCCATTCATTGTCAAGTCGCTGCAATTTAAAGTCCAGAATATCCAAAACATCTGTCTGTTGTTTTACAGCCTGTGCTACCCCGTTTGAGGCTCCAGCTAAGTTTTTGAATGCGTCTGCTGTTGTGTTGCTCGTTTTGATAACAGACTGCTGCTGACTTTCTAACATTCTGAAGTTAGCAACGCTTGCCTTGCTCTGAGCTGAAACACTTTCAAAGGCAGCCTGGACACCCTGCAGTGCCTCCTCCATAATCCTCTGGTTTTCTACTCCCCGGGCAGCCAGGGAATTCAAATTGGTTTCAACATCCTGAAGTTTTTGCTTGACGGTAGCCCTCATATTTTCAAAGCTATCTCCAAGTTTTCCCGGAAGCCACTCCAAGAGTGGGGCAACCGAATCAAGAATGCTATCTATAACCCCGTACACTGTCTGTTTAAGGTTATTCCAGACAGTACCGATTTTGATGGCCATGTTTTCAGCGCCAGCTGCTATTACTTCCCAAATAGCAAGGATTTTTGGCTTAATTTTATCCCAGTTGTCCATAAGAAGCTTGGTAGCAACCATAGCAAGCCCCATGGCGGTTATTACTGCCCCTATAGGATTGGCTGATAGCCAAGCAAAAGCTGCACCAATACCTTTTACGCCAGCTATCAAGGTTGGAATCAGTTTAATAAAAGACCCTATTGCCAAAAGAACCGGACCGGCTGCAGCTGCCAGCCCACCAACAATCACTATAGCCTTTTGGACCGTTGGGTTGAGGTTATTAAACCAAGACACAGCACTTCTCAACATGCCGATTAATTGAGCAGCATATGGTATGAGTGTTTTGCCTATGTCCTCAGCTAAATTTTTAACCTCGCCCTGCAATGCTTTCATCTGGTTCGCAAAACTGTCAGCCGTTCTTATGGCATCTCCCTGGGCGTCTGTGGTTCCTTTTAAAATCAACTGCATCCGTGCCTGGACCTTTTGCTGTTCGGTCAGTTCTTCTCCTACTTTGGCAATGCCGGATGCATAGGCCTCGTTCTTTAGTGCCGCTTCCGTTATAATGATTCCGTACTTCCTTACTGTTTCATGGTTGCCGACAATGGCACTCTGGAAGTCTCTGATAACATCTGCATCAGCTGCATTGTTAAATGAAGCCACGTCTACCGCCAGCTGAGTAAGTGTTTTGCTCATTTTAGCAGCCTCATCACGAGCATACCCAAGGGGCACAAAGGTATCTTGCAAGGTTGCCATCCAAGTCTTTACGTCAGTACGGGCCCGGCCAACACTAGCACCAAACTCTTCTGCCCAGCGGTTAGCCTCGTCAGCCATATTACCAAAAACAACATTGAATTTAGACTGAATCTCTTCAGCATCTGAGGCAAACTTGATGGCCGCAGTACCAGCAGCAACAAGTGGCGCAGTAACAGCAATAGACATGGTCTTGCCTATCCTCTGAAAACCTGCCGCCACATTCTGGGCCGTCTTCTGTGCCTGGCTTATGTTTTTTTGATAATTGCTTACATCAGCCCCAACTTTTACAACCAACGATGCAAGAGTTGCCATATTTTTTCATCCTTTTTGAAGGAATATTTTTCTATTTATAGAAATAAGCATTTAATTAAACCTTAGGAGGGAAGTATAAACATGCTTAAATACCTTCGAATTTGTTTAGTGGTATTGTCATTTTTTGTCTTTCTTTCATCCAATGCATTTGCGGTAACCGTAAGGATTGATGGTGAAGATCTTAAATTGGGCAAAGAACCGATAATTGAAAATGGCACTACAATTGTTCCTATGCGGGCCTTCTTTGAAGCCATGGGTGCTACTGTTAAATGGCACAGCGATTCTCAAACAATTGTTGCACTTAGAGGCGGTAGAATGATTTTATTAGGCATAAATTATCCTATTGCGATTACTTATAATCCTGTATTCCAAACCAATGTAAACGATATAAAGGCTACAAAACTTACTGTTAAGCCCAAAATTATAAATGGTAGCACATTTATTCCTCTACGATATGTTGGCGAATCGTTAAACGCTGATGTTAATTGGAACGGTGAAACAGAAGCCATCACTATTAAAACATCAGTAGACTACAGAAATTCTCCTTCAGAAGAAACAATTACCCAACTCCATGATGCTTTTAAACAAAAGTGGGATTTCAAGGTCTGGAATGCCATTAGCAATCAAGAAGTATTTGTTGGGATGACTGCAAAACAAGCCCTACTATCATGGGGCGAACCCGATAGTATAAACACAACAATAATCGGCAACTACAAAACTGAGCAATGGGTTTATGAAATAGGCGATTTCAAGTATCAATTTATTTACGTTGAAAATGGCAAGGTCACTGCTATTCAAACCTATGAATAAGAAAAGCCCCGTAAGTGGGGCTTTAATTTTTTGGCCTCTCTTCTTCCTCTACAATAAAAAAAGCCTGCCATTCCGTAAGTTCACGGCTTGACATGCTGTTTAAAAGCTCATTGACTGTTTTCCCCAAGGCATGGGCTAGCCGAAAATAAAACCTACGCCTTGGGTTTCTCCTTAGTTTTTTGCCAGTTCTTCAACGTCTTCTTCAGACAGGCCGGACAACTTGGACGCTACGTTGTAAATCCGGCCCAAGGCTGCGCTGCTCTTCTTGCTGAGCGCATCAATGTCCTGATCAGTAAAAATCCGCTCCTTGGTCTCAGGATTACAGACAGCCCGGGCAACGAGCTTTGCCCTGACGTTGTCTTTAGTTACAACTTTTTTACCCTTGATCTCCACGATGTCCTGCTCAAATTGGTCTCTTTCGGCGGCAGTGAGAGTCCGAACATACACATACCCGCCCCATTCCGGGACGTGAACCTCTTCAACCTTAATATCACTGATCTGCAGAATGTCGTCCCTGGTCAAGATCTTTTTACTCACGAATATCCCCCTCTAAAAATATTATTAAGCTGTTGCCCTGGTCAGGTCTCCGTCTCCCATTAGGGTAATGGTTGTTGTAGCAAGCTCCCCGACAGCTCCCGAAATAGGCGGGTAGCTTGTAAGGATTGCATTGCCTTGAAACTCGGGATTAGTAGCACTGACTGCTGCAGAAGTCGGCCTAATGGCCACAGGGAAACTGGCTGCTCCAACTAAACTAAAAAGAGTTGCGTCAACTTCGCTGGCCGCAAAATCCTGCGCAAACTCGATTTCAGCAGACCAATCTTTAAGACCTGCTATCCTATTGATGCTTCCATCACCCATGCATGTCACATCTATTTCCGCCGCGCTGTAATTAAGTGTCACAGACCTAACATGGTCTGAAAGATCCACTCCGTTTATACTCACATACGCATCGTTAAGGACAAACTTACCCATTTTTCACTCCTCCTGTTATTGAATTGCCAAAAGCACTACAACTGTAAATGACGGATCTGTCCCGCCAATTGTCCAACTGAGCCTCCACCAGTTGTCAGTAATAGGGCCCGAAACTGGTGTGGCCCATTGCGCCCCAACTTCTGTAACCTGGTTAAATGTGATCCTATCCGTAGGACTTGCAAATCCTTCAGCATCGTCGGATTGGACAACCATGTCAATGGTCGGCGTAGTGCCGCTCACCGCCAGGACATGCATCACAGCATAAAGTTTCTGGTTTTCACCTACTGCGCCCAACTGTCGCGCTGTGCCAGTCCCGGTAGTTGTTTTTGCGCCGGTCTCCATAATCGTACCACGAATAAGCTTGCTTACTGTTCCGGAACCGGATAAATCAAAAGCGAAAAGTTCCCCTACAGCTGCCCCTGGTGCGTAGTTAGTCAGCAAGCCCTTCAGGCTGAATGCTGTTTCACCAGCTGCCCCATCTGTAGGGCATACAGTCATTATTTCGTCCACTGTAGCAAATTTATTCCAGATTATCTCATCAACTTTATCTGTCCCGGCTTCATAAAGCCCCCGGTGGTTGAACTTAAAATCCAAAAGCCCCGCTACCCTCTGTACACTTCCACTGTCGAAAACCGTTTTCTCTATTTCCTGGGCGCTGTAGTCTATGGCCAGCTGGTTCATATCCGCTGACAGGTCATAACCACCCAAATACAGTTTGCAATTTTGCAATACGTATTTTCCCATTATTTTTTCACCGCCTTATACCTATACCCACACAAAGAACAAACCCATTCCTTATGCCCCATAGTAGACATGTCGATCCGCTTGCTTGGCGGGTGCTGGCATTCCTCTTTTCCCTTCTCTTTCTCTTTCTTCTGATACCCCAACAAAGAAAGGGCCTCGTCTATCCCTGCCCTAATTGCTAAAAGAGCCATGATTAATTTTTCATCTTCCAGATGGCATCACTCCTCGTGCCAGATGATGAAGTCCAAGTCTCTGCGGAAAGTCTTAGTGTTTGGTTCAAAGTTCCGATCGGTTTCATCCTCAAGAAATATCCTCTGCACAACCACACCGTCGTCACCGCCCATAGTGCCAGAGTAGTCCTGCAGCGCAGCCCTCACTTGAGCCGCGACAGTTGCCATGTCAGAATAGCTCTCTGCCCAGACTGATACCTGGAATCTGGGATGAGTTAGCCCCGGATCGCTTCCCATGCAGTGGACCCTCGGGCCGCTGATTTGAGTATAAGTAACCGCCGGAAGGGTCACTCCCTGCGGTAAAATCAATGGATATATCCTGTTCCCAACCAAGGCAGTCAGTCCTGCATAACTACTTAAATAACTGTATAATGCTTCGCCAATTTGCATTCGCTTTCACCCTTCAGAAAATGAACCGGAGTTCCCTTTTCAACCTGTCTCGCAATCGTCTCTTTATGTTTTGCTCGTTTTCATCCAATGCTGGACGCAGGAACGGTCGTGCTGTTATATGCTTGGTGCCCAGTTCTAAAAACATACCATAAAAAACATCTTTTTCGGGACCAACACTGACCATTACCCTACTCCTGCTCTTCTTGTCAAGATCAATGCCGATGTTTCTTGCCAGCTTGCCGGTAAGTTTCGGAGCTTTTTGGGATGCATCTTCAATAACGGGTTGCGCTGCATATCTTACCGCCCTTTCCAGTACCTCGCCGGCAAAAGCGGATTCAAGTTTTTGTAGTTTCCGTACCAACTTGTCGCTACCTTCAAGTTTGATGGTAATACGGTCAGACATTGGTCACCGCCTCTTTGCACATTAGCTGAAGCTCCTGGTTGCGCCCGTCAACATTGATTACTGCCTGAATATCGAATACCCGGCTACCGAATACCACACGCATTTCCGGTTTAACTCCAGTCCGGTACCTGATCCGAATACGGACCGTAACCTCCGCATTAACCTGTTGCGCATCGAAGTATTCTTTCCCTGATAAGGGCTGCACATCGGCCCAGACTGTTGCAACATCCTGCCAGGTTACTACTTCTTCGCCCAATGTGTTGCGTGTTACGCTTTTCTGCTGTATTGTCACCCTATGCCTTAACTCGCCCGCACGTATCATACCGGAACAACCCTTTCAGGCCATAATAACGCATTTACAGCAAATGGAGCCTGATTAACAACACTACCAACCACTACTGTTTCGCGCTGTTCGTACCACCATGCCACAAGCAAAAGAATCGCCTGTTTAACCCGCTGTGGCACTGCTGAAGCATCTCCATATCCTGCAGTAAATGTTATCTGTATTCCATTCGCAGGGTAAAGCGTTACACTTGGCCATAATCCATCAGGAGCAAGTAATACTCTTCCCGGTTCAGAATCAGTGTCTACAACATAGTTGCTTGGATCCCAGACAGTTATATTGCCATCTTCATCTTTGATCTCAATTTTATCAACACTCTGGAGAGGTGGTTTGGGTATTTTTATGGGCATATTAGGAAAATCATCAAGAGTTAACTTCCAAATTTGAGTGATATATGCCCTATTCTGGAAGCCCTCGCAGTATTCACGAGCAGCGGTGATCAGGCTCGTGATCAGGGCATCATCGTCGGTAATGTCTACCCGCAGGTGTGCCTTTGCTTCGGCTAGTGTTACCGGTTCTTCAACAGGTCCGGTTATTAATTTCAGGGCCATTTTGTATCACCGCCCCTTTATGAATCTTTAATAATCATAAATCTGATTAAAATATCCGAATCTGATGCCCCATCATTAGTAATACTTAAAACGTAATCTGTATTTGTTTTAAATTTAAGTGGTAACTGTGTTCCTAATTGATCGCCTCCTACTACTTTCTGCCCATATGTGCCGCCTAAATAATATTCGTCTAACTGCGTGCCTCCCGAAACTCCAGTCGGGTCTGAATATGCCTGCGTGTCTACCGTGTTACTGCTTAATCTGTTGCGGTTTAATAATGCTACTGCAGTGCTTCCATCGGTAATTGTAGGAGCTTCAAAAAGTTTTAAAGCCAACTGGTCACCATTGGTTACAATTGCGTTGATGATAAAACAAACAGAATCGTTGCCGGTTTTTATCTGCAAGTATGATGTAGCAGAAGCAGTAATCGTATACTTTGCAGAACCAGAAAATACATAACCATCAAAAATAAGTTTATTCAAAACTGGAACAGAAACAAAAGCCTTTCTCGTAGGGTCAACTGTTTCTGCTATGTTGATTATATTACCGCTCTCGTCTATTAACCTTCCTGATCTCGGAGCGTATGTGTTTATATCAGACACCTACATCACTTCTTTTTACGCTTCTTCGGTTTTTTAGTACAACGGCTTTTTCTTCGGAAGGTTCTACAGTTGCTGTTTCGATTTCCTTTTCTTTTACCGCTTCTACAAGCCCTGCTTTGATGAGTTCTCTGCCAAGCTTGTCTTCTACTTCTTGCACTTGCCCTTTAACAAAGCTAAAATCAATTCCTGCAAAGTTAGTTAGTGCTTTTATTTTCAAGATATCACCTCCATATAAACAAGGGCGGGAATTATACCCCGCCCGCTATCAATTCATTAGGCTGCTGCCATTTGCAGGACTTTCACTGCCTCTGCAAGAGTTAGCTTCCCGTCTACTCTCTGATATGCCCTGAATCCTACCTGGCCATTCACTGCGTATAATTCGTTTAACCTCTGGAATACTCTACCCTGCCTGTCTGCTATCCAGTAATAGCTGAAATCCCCGAATGCGATAACTTTTGCGCTTGCTGCTATTGCCGGAACGTCATCGGAAATTGCAACAGGTCTACCAAGTATCCTATCTGGTTGTCCTGCTTGCAGTCCTGGCTGCCAAATATATTGCCCGTCATTGTCTTTGAGTTTGCGAATCACTTTTGCCGTACTGTCTGCCATCAGCCATGTTGCTTTTACACGATACGGACGGCCTAATGAATGATACAGGTCAATCAGTTCATCTGCTGTTATTGCTGATGCGGAAGCGGCTGTTTTGCCAACTCCAGCAGAACCGATTACACCTGTAGGCTTACCGGTTCCGTCTCCATTAATAAACGCTGCTTCTTCCGCTGTTCCGATTCTTCTCGCGAATTCGGCAGCTATATAAGCCTCAAGGTCAAATGCACTGTCGTTGAGAAGTTCTTCAGATACTTTTATAAGTGTTCCGACTTTGTATGCACTTAATACAACCTGAGAGAATGCCTCGTCACTTTCACTGAATGCGCCTTCTTCAGCTATCCATGAAGCTGTTCCGTGACTAGATACAACAGGCACTTGTCTGTCTCCGGAAGTTGTTATAACGGTTGCTAGACCCCTCATTATATTTCGTTCTTCCAGCCCTTGTATTAGTGTCTTTTCGAATTCATCAGGGACAAGATACCCGCCTTCCGAATCTGTGCCAACCTGCAGCGCACGGACCTCGTGAGGCTCAAGTCCGTTCCTGCCAAGTCTGAGATATGTCATATATGCATTTCTGTATTCTTCTGTTGATCTTGGCCTTAAATTCCTATGCTGAGTTTGCGGCTCTGGTTTATGTGGTTCTCCTCCTATTGTGTTGAGGTTTTTCTCCAACGCCTGCATTCTTTCTTCTCGTTCAATCTGTTTCCCAAGTTTGTCTACATCTTCCATTATTCTGTCATACTGTTGTTCCTCTTCTGCTGTCAAATCCCTCTTTTCAGCATCTGCTTTGTCAAGGATTTCCCTTGCCTGTTTTACCAATGCAGCCCTTTTCTGCCTCATCTCAAGTGTTTTGCTCATATTTAATCTACCTCCTATAAAGTTTTTTCTATCAATTCAAGACGCCGTTTAAAGAGTTTCAACCGCCCCTGCGATTTGACTCCGTCCGGCTCTGATGAGTGAGGCTCCTGCCCCGGCTCATCAATAAAATTTCTCAACACTTCTATTGAAGTTTTTATTATCTCTTTGTCTGAATTAGTTAAAGCGATTCCTCTTTGTGCTCTTATCATTGCAGCCGATAATGCCTCATAATCTATTCCTGCTTCTGCGAATATACTTCTTACCTGGACATTTGTCTGTGGGTATGCGGGGAATGTTACTGGCGACACGTCAAAAAGTTCAACTTCAAGCAATTCTCGTATATTTTCGCCTTCTTCTGTTCCCCATATGTCCTTAATAGGTCTGAAACCAAAGCTCATCTGGTCAACGTCCCCACGCCTCATGCTGGTTATCAGATCTTTTGCCCATTGCGTATCTGGTGGGGTTATTTCAATCTTCAAACCTCTGTCGTCTTCTTCAAGTTTCAATGTTCCGCTCTTTGTCCTACCAAGAACATAATCTGCATTGTGATTCCATAACGCCCTTACATCTGCCTCTTGTATCGTTTTCTTAAATGCTCCAGGCCTTATTACCTCTCTAAATCCGCCCAAATCCAATGACATTTTGTTAAATACCGCTGCATAACCAATTATTTTAGGCTTATCATCATTTTCGCTTATCCTTATTTCTGTAAGCGGGAAAGCCCTACGCTCATAAGAAGATTGACTGCTGCGTTTCAGTTCCGGAGGTTCTTCGTCAAATCGTCTATACTGCTTCGCTGCTTCACGATACACACCTTCTCTGTCACTTGCAGGAATATTTGTTCCGCCTCTTGCTCCATTAAGCACAGCTATTATTGCAGCAAGCGCCCTGAATACTACATGCGGTTCACCGTTGATTATGTCGCAATATGGGAATTTGTAACTTGTGAAATTCTCCGGATCTTCGCTGTCATACCAGAGAAAACAGGAACGATATTTGCTCCAGTTTATATTCTCTTTATCAGGTCCGCCTGCCCATTTTCTTATTCTTGCTTCTGCTTCTGTTGCGTCCCATTCTCTATCTTTAGGAGCAAGCGGATAGTTCTTCGACCTTATAACTCCCAATTTTCTCACCCTTTCTTTAGAAAAGTGAATATGAAATATGACAGTCGCAACCGACATGCGCCGGGGGATGTTTGATATTCCCGCTAGGAATAAGCGGCTCATCTGCACCTTCAGGCTTAAATGTTTCACCAGCACTTAAGAACGTTGTATCTGTTCCAACAACCTTTCCGTCAAGTGCGCTGCAGTAAGGGCAGTTTTTTCCAGATGCTACCCAACGCACCTTCGGTATTCCTGCCTGCTTATATACAAGCAGTGTTACGGCGTTACTCTTCCTTACTGCTTCTTCCTGTGCGATTGTGTCTGGCCTATCATTCCAGCTGTCAAATTCTTTCTCTAATTCAAGCAAGTAATCGCCTTTCTCCGCCCCCTTCTCTAATGCTTTCCTCAGCTTCTGTATTGATAGTCCTATGTGCCTGTATTGATACCCGTTTACATAGTCCTCAACAAATTGTTCAAGCTGCGGTGTTATTCTCGGCTCTCGCCCTATTTCTTCATTTGCAGCTGTGTTTATTGCTTCCGCCAATCCACGCAAAACTGGATATATCTGCGTTTTGACAAATTCTTCATGATCATGATAAAAATCTAAAAGCCATGCTTCAAATAACTCATGGCTCAAGTTTCTCTTGCCGAAATATTTTTCAGCCTCACGCATTATATCTGCTCTTTCTCGTCTCAGTATCCTTGCAACTGTTTCGCTGATAACTTTTTTGTATGAGTTTGCAATTCCACGCCTTATATTTGCTGCCCTGATTGCCCTCACTTCTATGTTTTTTTCTATGCTTCTTTCGTTTTCTCCATCGCCCCCGCTACCGTTTGCAGGTATCATGTTTAACGGTATCAGGTATACATCTCCTCCTTCGATCGGGTTCATGTTTTCAAGTTCTCTTACATCGTTTGCGCTCATCCATCCCCACTGCCTTGCCGTTGCATACGCTTTGTATCTGCTTTCAATGTCGCCTCTTAATAACCCGTCTACCTTAAACTCTGCGAAATATTCCTTCCATTCAGACGGTGTCAATAGTTTACTGTTTATCGCCTGTTCCCATCTTCTAAGCCAAGGCACTATCGTATTCACAACAAAATCAATTGACTGTTGCTCGATATTAGAATACGTGGCTTTTTCAAGGTCGCCAATCATGTGCGGTGGAACTCTGTATATTCTAGCTATCTCATTTACTTGGAATTTTCTGGTATCAAGAAATTGTGCGTCTTCAGGAGGTATGCCTATTTGCTTATATGTCAATCCTTCTTCAAGTATTGCTATTCTGTGCTGTTTACCAAGGCCCTGATGCATTTCGTTCCATGACTGCCTCAATCTTTCCTGCGCCTCTTTAGAAAGACTCCCCGGATGTTCTAACACTCCACCGGGTCTTGCTCCGTTGCTGAAAAATCTCGCTCCGAATTCTTCTGCTGCAAGTGACAAACCAATAGCCTCTCTTGCTAGCTTTATAGGAGAATAACCAACTAGTCCGTCAAAACTAAGCCCAGGGATATGCAGCACCCTATCTGCCGGCAGTATTACACCTTCCCCGTCAGGCAAAATAAGTTTGTATCGCAGTTTTTTTGTGGTTTTATCTCTTTCTGGCCATGTTTTATCTGGTCTTAGCGGCCATAATTCCCTTACTCTGCCGCCTCCGTCTCTCACTATTTCTGCATAAGCATTGCCCCAAAGCGCCAAATGTCCCATTAGCGTTTCTCTGAAAGTAAAGGATGTCATTTCCTCATTCGGCTGGTCGTGCAGTATTTCATATAAAGGATGTTCTGTTGCTTTCTCTTTTCCTCTATCTATGCGTCTGTATATAAACAAAGGCAGAGAAGCAATTGTTTCTGCCAACACTCTTACGCATGCAAATACAGCTGTTGCCCTTAATGCGGTGTTTTCATTTACCGAAACACCGGCGGTTGATTTATTCCCACCTAGTGCATCTATCAGCCATGATTCTGGCTTGGCCAAACCGGATCTCTTTGTGAAAAATTGCCCTATGCGGTATAAAATCGGGATCTTCACAACACAATTATCCCCCTTTCTTCATAGACCGATTTCTTCCTTGGCTCTGCGACACTTGCTCTAACATGAGCATTTATTACTGCTACGATAGGGTCTATTCTCTGTCTTGATTTCTCTTTGTCAAGCTTTATATTTTCGTTTGAATCCTGTTTTATTACTGCATTACCGATTGCCCATGTTAAAACAGGATTGTTGTTATGAATTATTTTTTTCTGCAATACCAATTCCCTGAAGTGCTTTGTCGGTTCTGAAAGCGTCTTTGGACCCTGACGTATCTCAACTATCTCAAAGCCTTCATCTTCCATTTCGTTTGCAAATTGCGTGGCATTGAAAGGATCATAATCTATCTCACGTATAACCCAGCCATTTTTCTCTGCTTGCGTTTTGATATATTCCTGAACGTACCTATAATCAACAACAGATCCGTCTGTCAGGCTTATCCACCCTTGTTTAACCCACAAAGCATAATCAATGTTGTCTGTTTTTGATTTTTCAAACAACCTATCTTCAGGCATGAATGAGTGCGATAATACAGCAAAACTTCCGTCGTCAAGCGGAAATTCAAAAGCAACACTTGTTAAGTCTATCTTGCTTGATAGGTCAACACCTACAAAACACTCACGTCCTTTTAGGTCCGGAAGTTTATCTGTTCCACACGCTTTCCACTTTGCCAAATCCATATACCCATGTTCCCTTGCATTAATCCAAACATTCATGTTTTTGGTAAGGAAATTTCTCATTTTTTCAGGAACATCCAATGCTGCTTTTAACTCGCCACGTAGATAGCTAACCCCTTCTTCGTAGCTGCATAGTATAGGGTTTGCTTTTACCCATGCTTTTTCGTCTCGAATATCATCAATCAGGTTTCCCTCATGGTCTTTATCCAGCTCATTAATCATCACAAAATATTCATCGTTCTCTATAGGATTATTAGGGTCAAGTATTTGGCTTACATAGTTATATTCAACCCTGTAGCAAGGTTTGTTCAGGTCAAAACCCGCGGTAGTAATAATCATAAGTAAAGGCTGCTTTCTAGCAGCCATACCTGATGTGGTAATGTCGTAAAATTCGGTTGTTTCATGCGCATGGTACTCATCGATTATCGCCGCTTGCGGATTGAGACCGTCTCCTTTTTGCCCGTCTTCTTTAGATAATGTTTTCATGAATGAGTTTGATTTGATATGTCTTATTTCTCCGTATTTTATTTCAACCTTGCCCTCAAGGTATTCGCATTTCTTTACCATCATCTCAGCTTCTCGCCAGACTATTTTAGCCTGCTCCCTTTTGGTCGCCGTGCAGTATACTTCTGCTGAACTCTCACCATTCGCTATTGTTTCATATAAACCTACAAGAGCAAGGCTTTGCGACTTTGCATTCTTTCTCCCTACCTGCCAGTAAGCTTTTTTGAATCGCCTATATCCTGTATCCTTGTGTACCCAGCCGTAAATATTACCAAAGATGAATATCTGTATTTCATGCGGGTTTATATATTTTCCTGCCAATACTCCTTTTGTATGCTTGAAATATGCCATCCACTTTAAAAATCTTAGCGCTTTTTCTTCGTCAAACACGTAAGGGAAATCTTCCGTTCCGGCTCTTTCTACATCACGCAAAAATCTCTGGCACGCCCATTTGTGCTTTTGACAAGCTATGATTTCGCCATTTAAAACATCCTTCGAATAATCAACAAGCACCTCCAGTAATCCCATATTCTACCAATCCTTTACAATTCTCCAAAATCCCTCTCAAACTTGTTAGGCTCTTTCTTTTCTTTCTTGGGCACCACAAGTTTGGCCCTTGCACTGGGCGACAAGCCAAATTCAGCAGCAATGGCCTTAATCTGCTCAAACAGCTGCTTCTTTTTCGTCATCAGCGGATGTGCTACTTTGTTTGTCTCTGCAGCCTTGTTCGTGTATTCAACCATCAGGCCTTCTTCCGCAATAATCTCTGAGCACTTCTGGTATTCAACATAGGCATCACAATACAAGGCAAGCAAATCTATATCAACGTTTGTAATCAAACCAACTTCTTCAAGCTCTTTCGCAACCCGCCGGAATTCTTTCTTTGCTTCTTTAGACAACCAACGAGGAGGCTTGATATTATCTGCCCTTGGCTTTATTGCTTCCTCCATTTTCTTTCTTGCTACGATTTCTTTTTTGGTTAGCCGGTTGGGGTTTCCTAATATCAAATGAAGGTCAATTGGTTTTGCTTTTCTTCCCGGCATAAAAATCACCTCA